GAAGATGTACTATCAGGCAGTTCGTCTCAACGAGAACTGGATGGTTCGCTGTGAAGCTGGCGCGACTCAGGTTTCCTAAGGCTAGCTAACAGGAGAATATAAATGGCTACTTACGTTTCCAAGCAATTTAACGATAACGCAAATTATCGTCCTGCTGGCCAGAATGCTGCCGAAGAGTTGACTGTAACAGTCACTATTCCGGCGGGCACTGCGCTTGCCTCGGGCGACGTTATCAAGTTCTGCAAGATCGGCGATTCGGTTGAAATTACTGAATTTGAACTCAATCTCGATCAGTTTGATTCCAATGGTACGGCAGCAATGACCGGCAAACTTGGAATTACCGCTAGTACGGCGAGCTTGCTCGCGGCTAGTACTGCGCTCCAGACTAACACGACTGGTGCAAAGACTGTCGCGGCGGTTGGTGGTGATAAGGCGTCTTCGGGCGGCTTCGCTATCAATCCGTTCCCGGTTCAGACCTCGGCTCAGACCGTGCTCCTGACTCTGGATGGCTCTCCGGGTACCGCTTATACGACTGGTGATCGCAAGGTCACTCTTCGTATTAAGTACCAGTATGCGTATCCCGATAACTGGGTTGATGGCGTCACGGGAGTTAGTTCGTCTAACTTGCTCGGCACCAAGACCACGGAAAAGGCGGTCGTGTACACGTACAACGGCAACGCGCCGTAATAGAAATAACGCTTCGTCAAGAAGTGTCCACCACAAGAATCGGATCGGGAGCTTTCGGGCTCCCCTTCCGACGTATTTGAAGGATTACAACAATGAGTAACGAAACTGTAGAAGTAAAAGATCTTCGCTCTTCTCTTGAAGAGCTTGATATCGCATCCCTTCGCAAGAAGGCCAAGAATAACGCAATTGCTTTGACTCGTGAACACACGAAGCAGCAGATCATCGATCAGCTTGTTGAGGCAATTTCTAAGCATAACTACGCTCAGGCGGCTGATGGAGATTTGAAGCCGGGCTGGGCTCGCATTAAGATTCACCGTCCGTCGGGTTCAAAGCAGCAGCACGTTTTCTTCAATATCAATAACTATCAAGGGTATATCCCTTTGAACATTGAAGTTGATGTTCCTATTAAGGTGCTCGAAGTTCTCGATCACGCCGAAGAAATGAAGATTACTGGTGAGGACGAGTTTGGTGCTCCTAAGTGGGGGTTTGAACTTAGTTATCCGTATACCTTGCTAGCCAAGCTTGATGGCCCCGATCCCAAACCGGGATTTGAAGTATCTCGTGATCGCAAGATTGCAGGCAAGAAAAGATTCTATAAGAAGTTCGGAATCTATCCGACAGATAGAATGTATCAGTCATTCCTTCTGTCAGGAAATAAGTTTAATCCGTGGGGCGATTTTACGTCCGCAGAGCCGGGCTCTCCTGAATCTGAGACTAGTGAGGAATTCTAAATAAATGTCTACGACGAACTACGTTACCGTTACTAATAACGCCATTGAGGAATCTGGCGCAGATCTAGCCACCTTCGACACAGGCGGAGCTGACTGGACCTCTAATACCAACACCCTCATGAATCGTATGAGACGGTACGTAGCTCGTGCGTGGAAAGAGATTCAGCAAGAAGCGTTCGATTGGGGCTTTCTTGAAGAAATTGCCGTGGTTAATATCAACCCCGGCGTTATGTTCTACACCGATGGGGCTCCTGTAACTGATTTTGAAGGGCAAACATCTATAAATATCTTAGATCAAGATGGTTCTACCGCGGTAGGTGCAATTCCTATCTCCAGTTACTACGATCTGACTGGAATTAGCACTGATACTAAACCATTTGGATATTTTGATGTAACTACTACAGCTTCAAGTCCTATAACTTGGTCATTGAAGCCGGGTGCAGAATATTTTGAAGCAGTTAATGTGTCTATAGTTACTTTAACTAAGATGACACAGCTAGTTCCTTTGGATCTCACAAAGCAATATACTCTTCAAAGTAGTTTTCCTTTTATAAAGACTTGTAATGTTATTTCTGCTGTAGCTGATGGTCTAGGCACATATACAGTGACTCTTACTATCGGAGAGAATGCTTCTTATGTGGTAGGCGCTCCGGGCCTAGAACTTACGCTGCTCAATAGTCCCTTTACTATCTATTATCAGCATACCGGCGGCACTGTAGCTACTTCGGATTTTGCAGCATCCCGTAAAGCTTTTATTCATGGCTGGAAATCTTTTAACTTCTCAGAAGAGACAGGAATTGATGATTTTCAAGAGAGCATTAAAGAAGTAGATCAAAAATCTTTTAGAATAGTAGACTACTTTAAAGCTCCAGCTACAGGAGAAGTTCCAATTCAATACGTTCCTTGGGAAGCTTTTTCGAGGCTATACGATATAAGTTCCGCACCTCCGGGCATTCCACGAGTTGTAACTAGAGATAATACCAATAGGTTTAGACTCTACCCGCATCCTTACTACATCTTTACTTTGAAGTTTGATTACACTAGACTTCCGCAAGAAATCAGCGCATATAATGATGTATTTAAGGGACTAGATGAGGATTATGTTGATATCGTTATGTGGAAAGCTCTAATCTACTACGGCGAATTCGATGAACAGCCCTCAGTAGCAGCTAGAGCAACCAAGAATTACAAGAATATTTTGACTAGACTCGAACAGCAATATCGTCAGAAATTTCACCTCTCTCCCGCACGATTGTACTAAGTGATTAGATGACTACATACAGCGCCTATAATCCAGAAGTTGTCCAATTAATCGGCGGCTTAGATTTTGTAACTCCTCGGCCTAATACGGCTCCGGGCGCGCTTATTGATTGCTACAATTTTGAAGTGGCCGATAAGCTTGGATATAAGCGCGTGGATGGCGTTGAGCCGTTCGATGGTAATGCATCTATCTCTAATTGCTACAGCCTTCTTTACAAAAGTAATTGGACCGCCGGAAGTAATGTAACCATAGTTAATGGCCGTTATATGTTTATAAACGACCCTAATGTTACTTCTCCTTTTGAATACCCCTTTGCTAGAGTAGTAAGTTCTACCGGTAGTGGAACTACGAGCGGGACTATTACGTATTACATCTTTGATGTTGGGAAATTTCTATCGGCAGAATCTTCCGCTTCTGTGCAAATCGACGGGATTTCTAGCCCAAATATGACTCTTTCTGGAACGGAACTCGCGTATCAATTTGATAATGTTACCAGCCTTTCTAGTGCTATTTCTACGGTCCTAACCGCATATACCAGCACATTTGCTAGACAAAATATTTCCGCCACTTCTAGTGAAGAATCTAATACTATCTACTATAATCCTGCTATAGGACTTACTGGGTTTAAAAACCAAGAATATGAAGTAGTGGATTGTGCTAGCATATTATTTAATAATGGCGTGTATCAAATTCATCCGGGAGACTATCTTAGCACTATTAGTACTAATATAGCCCCTTCTTACGTAGTTCGAGAGATCACGCTTATTAGTGGAGATTGGACTACTGGCGATGCTGCTGGTAAAATTTTGTATTCAAATATAGATGGTTCTATCGCTAATCAAAATAATTTGCATTTGGCATCGCATTTCTATGTACACATAGGAACTAGCGCTTCTATTGGCACGTTATGCTGCGATCCTACTAATAACCTAGGCGCGGCAATAATCCCAGCCACAGATAAAGCAACCATGCATCGCTCCTATGGGCCAGAGCAAGCCTCTAGTACGGCTGCTTCTCCAAATACCTTGCAAACAGGCTGGTGGGAAGTCGATCTTGGGTGGATTACACAATATTCTGGCGGAACTAGTAATGGCCCCTTTACTAAGGTAGGTAGAGAATCCAATCCTGCCCCAGCATCTATAACTCCTACGTCATATGCCTTTGCTAGCTTTGCTAGCGGCAATCTAGTAGACTCTGCGCCCAATAGCACTCAGTGGCTAAATAATCCGGCTGCATCTTTTCCCGCCAATGTCCAGACGCAGAATGATGGGGACTACATCAGCTCCTTTAGTAACAGCGGTAGTGTAGCAGCTCTAACTCTGAGCGATTTTGCATTTGCGGATCTTCCTGTAGACACGCTTGTTACAGGCATTGAGCTATCTATATCTGCCTTTAATACTCCTAAAGTAACTACTACCTCTGGATATACAATAGCTTCTACTGGTACTACTGGAGAAAGCATAGCAGTATCTGGTATTAGTGGTCTTAATGGCAAATTGCTAGATATCACTGATGGCACACACACCATTACGGTATTAGTTACTGGAACGAGTTCGGGCCATATAGTTTGTACAATCGCCAATGATAGAGGCTTTTCCGGGCAAACTATGGCATCCGGAGCGCACGTAAATTATGCAGCATCGAACGGCACTCTGAGCCAAGTTCCTAAATTTAATGCCACTTTGAACTTGACCGGAAGTTCTACTAAGAATACTCCAGTACTAAGTGAGTGGGATTCTGGGGCTTCTACTTACTATACTTCAGCCCACAGCCAGACCTTTACTCTTGGCGGATCTAATGATCTCTGGGGTCTTACTGCTGTAACGGCATCTGATCTTCAAAATTCTGGATTTGGAGTAACTTTTGCCATATCGGGCAATGTAAATAGCGCTATCATCGGCTTAGATGTTGTTAAGATTAGAATTTACTATCAAACCACTTCTAGCGTGTACTACTTTTACAATGGTATAGATGATGTAAAAGGCACCATAACTACTTATAGTATTGCTAGTGGAGATTTCTCTACTAATGATGCTGCTGGATATATTCAGATAGCTAACGTCACTCCAGATGGCGGAGCAACTAGAAACTACATACAAGGTGGAGATCAGATTTGGACGGCTCCTCTAGGAACGGGTTCGCATATTGCGAATGTTTCTGGGAATATGTCTTACGCTGGACTTCCATCTTTTAGCAAGATACAAGCAGCATCATCTCAGTATGAATTTATTGAGGCGGATTTTTACGGAAATACTGAATGGGAGGCTATATATGGATGTTCAGGAGCAGGACGAGCATTTACATACGATTCATTCTATTTTAGGTATATCTACACAAATCCGACAGATTCTTTGGATATCCCTAGGCACTTGGCCTTTCATAATTTTCAGCTCGCTCTAGGCTTTAAATCAGGAGATTTGGAAGTATCTGCTACTGGACTTCCAGAAGACTTTAGTGGTGTGGATGGAGCAGTCGATCTTAGCACAGGAGATCCTATTACGGGATTGCTACGCATGAGTGGTACGACTTTGGGCATCTTTTGTAGAGGTTCAATCCAAGCACTTAATGGAACAGATCCTACGAATTTCTCTATGAGTGTGCTTAATCCTTATGAGGGTGCTATCGAATATACGGTCGTTGATGGTGGTAATAGTAAGCCCATTTATGCATCTTATAAGGGCATTAGTACCTTCGATCAGAGCAATACTTATGGCAATTTCTTGGGAAGTAGGCTTTCGGCTAATATAACTTCGTGGCTTTTGCCGCGCCTTACTGGAACTCCCCAGCCAATCAATACTCAGGCAGGAAGCTTTTTAACTACTTCTCGCGGTCCTTTATTTGCCACAACTATTCGTAGTAAGAACCAATATCGACTTTGGTTTGCTGATGGGTATTATCTGACCATGACTCTCATGGGACAGAATCAAGATCCAGTATTTACTATTCAGCAAGTTAATTTCAACTACACCAATAACATAAACCCAGATAATGAAACGTCCGTAGCTATTCCTTTGGCTAATAGTTATTGGATCGATTCAAACGGAAGAGATAGAAATCATTTTTCTATATACAACCCCTTGATGGGTCGTGGCACAGTTATTACAGACTATGCCAATTATGTGTGGGAAATTGATAGGGGATGGGGTTTCGGCCCTAATCCTATTCGTGGGTGGTTTACCACAACCCACAACTTCTTTGATAATCCATTCCAGATAGATAATCCGCGAAAAGTTCGTTTGCACGGACAATCTCTTGGAATAGGAACTCTGGATGTTTCTGTAAGCGCAGACTATGAATCGGGAGATTTTGTATTTGGAGCATTCTCGGCAATGAGTAATGCCCCTGCACAGGATATATCTCTCCCACGAGGCGGTGGTACAGCTAACCCAGCTTTTCTGACCACAGATTATCAAGCACAAACTAATATCGCTAACATTGGAAAACGAGGCCGCAGCTTCAGTTTGCAATTTTCAACTGATCCCAGCACAGTCGAGCCGCCGACAGTTTGCCAAGCACTTTTGATACAGACTACACTTAATAAGGCAGATGTGTAATGGCAGGAACTACTTATACGAATCCTAACGGACTTAGTGCCCCAACTAATCAGTCCGGCGGTTTCTACGCTTCTCCGCTGACTCAAGCATCTCCCAACAATACGGGCTGATACACATCAGTTGGAGCTAATAATATCGCTTGGGGCGTGGCTACTCCGGATGAATACACATCTAACCAGCTAAACAGTCTGGTATCTCAGAATAGCCCGTATCTTCAGCAAGCTCGTCTTCAAGCCACTCAAGCTGCTAATGCTCGTGGTTTGGGTAATAGTTCTATTGCTGCAGGTAATGCACAAGCAGCAGCTATTCAAGCGGCTTTGCCTATTGCTACTAACGATGCTAATATGCTGGCCAATCTTCAGAAGACTAATCTTACTGATGCTGCCCAACAGAATTCCGCCTTTAGACAGGCTGAAGCTACTGAGAATGCTGCCGGCCAATATGCTTCGGCTACAGTTCAAGCAGAGAATACAAGAGCTGCTGAAGCTCTTCAAGCTCAACGTGAGCAAGATGCCTTTAGCGGTGAACAGACTCAGTTGCAAGATCAGTTTAATGCTGGTCAGACTATGCAGCAGTATTACAACACTTCAGGTCTGTCGGCGCAGCAGTTTCAACAGCAATATGGGCTACAGCAGTTCCAAGACCAGTTTAATTTAGGAGCTAACCTCTTACAGGGCCAAGAAAACTTCTATAATACTGCAGGCTTGAGCGCTATGAATAATCCAGCTATTATGGGTGATCCACAAGCCTTTGGTGGCTATATGCAGTTTATTAGCAATCCATTCAGTCAGACTATAGACAGCATCTTTGGCAATCTATTCGGAAATAACAGTACTAGTGGGGGGACGCCGTAATGGCAGATCAAGTTCCTTATTCTCCATCTAATTGGAACGCTGGTGACGGTTACGCAGTCGATCCTAACTATCTAACCAACACTTATCAACTTCAAGATAACTATTTTGGAGGAAGTGGTAGTAATGCTGATGGCACTAATGGCGGCTTTAATATGCTGCAATATGCTGCAGATACTAGCGGTAATTACTACAATCCGTCCAACAATACTCTCGGCTCTTCTCTGTCGGCTGTAGGAATGGGTGCTCCTACAACAGGACTAGGAGCCGCTGCTAATGGTGTAGGAACTTTAATAGGGGCCTATAATAACGCCTCTACCGACTCTGGAAGCTCTGCACTAAGTGGGGCAGCTTCTGGAGCTATTGCTGGTGCAGAACTTGGGAGCGTTGTTCCCGGCATTGGAACTGTCGTAGGCGCAGTAGCTGGCGGTATCCTTGGGGGATTGGCCGGTTTGTTTGGATCAAAGTCCAAAAAGAAGCAAGCAGAAGCTAATTATAATGCCCAGATTCAAGCAGCTACGGCTGGTGAGCAGCAAAAACAAGCAGATTACCTACAGAATCAAAAACTTACTCAGGCTGCCATTAGCCCTTATGCAAGCTCGTATCAGCCTAATGGATATCAATTTAAGAACTCCCTTTTTGGAGGCGCGCATCCTAATCTGCCGCAGCCTCAAAGCGGTCAGTTGAATATCCCAAATCAGCCGGCACAAGTTGTTGGTAATGGGATTGGCAAGCCTTTGACAGCTAATATTCCGGGAGCCACCTTTACTCCTTCAGCAGCGCAGCCTTTCCAAGCACCCTCGGCTAGCTTCGCTCCACCTCAAGCGCCGCAGACATTGGCCATGCCTCAATACTCTGGGAATCAGGCTCAAGATCAAGCTAATGCGAATAGCTATCTAAATCAATATGCCAAGAATATCCAACTTCAGAATCAAATCAGCGCTGCAGCAGCTATGAATCCTTATGCAGCTTATTTCGGAGGTAACGCCAATGGCGTCCCAACAGTCTAAACTAAAAACACTTCCAAACGATGCAAAGCGAGATACGCAGATTGCTGCTGGACTCGCTGTTACAGGACTTTTAAGTCAGCAAGGATTGCAATCTATAGCTCAGGTTCTACAGGGGGCTAAAGATGCTGCACAAGCTCTTGGACACGTTATATTTATGGCACTCTCTAAGGTTAGAGAAAAGCTTCAGCAGCGTGGAATGAAGATTGATGATAAGGTGTGGATAGCTGGTGGTGGGGTTCTTGATCGAGTGCTTTTTGAGGTTATGACTGCCGTAGCCACAATTCTAAAATTCAAGCAAGCGGCTGATCCAAATTTTGTACACGACGTTAAAGAAACGGTTCTCGGCCTTATGCATGATGATGACAATGGCCCGCATAATCAGCAGTCAGATAATGATGAAGACGACCAACAGCAAGCTGGTCCGCCGGGACTTGGTGCCCCACAACAGCAAGGAGCAGCACCGCCGCAGCAAGGACCTAGTCCGCAAGGAGCACCGCAATAATGCCAGCTACTAATACTCCTAATTATTTTGATGCTACTTGGGCTCCTGCACAGCCAGTAGATGCCATTCCTAATCCTGCAGTAGATAGTGCTATGGGATTCAGCCCACAGCCGGGAGATAGCGATGGTATGATTTTTGCTAAAGGGTTGCAATCTTCTCTATTTCGTAATACGAAAGAGGGTCAAGACTTAACGACATCTTACGCTAAACAGAAGCTTGCAGATCAACTAACAGCCCAGCTTGAAGAGCGAAAGCTTCAGCTAAGACAGCAATATCCTCAGTATCAGTTCGAAAAAATGCCGTATGGTGTTGTTTCCATGAATCCAAGTACTGGCGAAGTAAAAGATGCTGGCGGTTTAAGTGGCGACAAGAATGATCCTTCTACTCCAGCAGGTTTGGCTTTTCAGACGTACACACAAGAACAGATTGCTGCCGGTAAGAAAGCTCAGTATGAAAGTAGCCCAGATTATTACAAAAATCTCTCAGATGAAGCGACTAATAAAGCCATTCTAACTAAGAATGAAGCAGATTACTATGCTGGAGCTAAAACTAGCCTTGCAGAAGCAAAGGCCAAGGAAGATGCCGCTATTGCACAAGCTAGATTAAATCCGCAAGCCAAGCCGCCTACACCGCAGCAAGCTCTA